ACTCTGGAAACCTTCAACGTCTATATCAAGAATACTCCTGTGTTTTATGCAGCAGTTCATGAGCCTAAGTTGAAGTATCAGTCCACTGACAAAGAGTTTAGTCTGACTTCGTTTGTTGATGTGCAGCCAGTATTTCACACATTTGAATAGTTTGCAAGCTTTATTTTGACTATTTTAGTGAACTTCACACCAAGATTTCCCCACCTTGCCTTCACCCGCTAATGGTACTTTCAATTTAAGATGCTGTCCAGCCTTTTCAATGGCTTTTTCAATCATTCTAGCTATTTCGTCTGCAATCTCCTCTTCACATTCAAACTCCACCTCATCGTGTTGGTAGCAAACTCGCATGACAACACGTCCCTTGTACAAATAGTATGGCTTACGATCTTTCCACTTCAAGCCACCTAGCCACAAATCAAGGAAGCATAAGGCATAGTCCATAGCAATGCCGCCACAAGACTGAAAGATTGTATTTAGCAAAGCACTCTTCTTACGGGTGCAGAGCATACGACCATCAATTGCTGGCAGGTACTTCTCACGACCTGTTGTCGTCCAGTATTTTTCCAAGTTCTCTTTCAGCTTTTTAGTAGCTGGATTTGCTTCCCAGAAAGCTTCAAGTTTATCATTGCCCATCTTCACAGGAATGTTCAGTGTAGCAGCAAGCTTTGGCCCCGCACAGCCATACATACAAGCATAGTATCCGTTTTTGCTCCAGTCACGGTAAGGCTTAAAAGTTGGATCATCCTTACTGAAGTCAGCAGAGGTAATGTCAAATTTATTGACCTCTGGTACATGATCATAAAATGCAAACCGTGCATTCTTTGAATGTACATCACCTTTCAACAACTCTTCAGCAGTGGCCCCACCATCATACTTATAGCAATAGTGACCTTGAACGCGGCCCTCCAAAGCTGCGGCATCACCAGCGGCAATCAGCATGCCTTTGTCTGCAATCCATAAAGAACGAAACTCCTTACCTAGCAGCACCTTTTCAGATGCTTTTGGTACGTTTACACAAGTCTTATGCTTCTGTCTATGAGTGGCAGCGATGCCACTCCGACCGGCCCCAATGCGCCCATCCATCTGTAGCCGATCATTGGTTAGCCAACCTTCCAATACAGATTGACGATTACGAAGACTTAACCACTTTACAACTAACTTAACAATGTCACCTTCAAGCTTCATAAGGTTAGGGCAAATTTTACCCTGTTCCTGAATCTTAGGACTCGTCTGAATAAGTTGACGGGTCTTAGGGTCACGCATTGGCTTACCATCAGGACCACGTTGGAAATTCCAGAGGGTTGGTTTCCAGTTATTCTCCAAGAACCAATCTTTCATTTGGTCTTGGTTAGCCATTTCCATAGGAAGCTTCACATCAAGCATTGAGCCTGCAATTACCGGATACTGCTCGTCATAAAACCCCCATAGACCTGTATTAGTGTCAAGAATACCATTGTGCTTCTCTACAAACTTCTCCCAAGCAGAGCTAAAGTCGCCATTCTTTTTAAATGGCTTTGCAGGCATTGTGTAATACTTCTCCTCAGACTTCTTCAAAGCTCGTGGAGGAAGCTTAGGCTCAACTTCTGCACGAATTTCTTCCATCATCTGAGCAATACGCTCTTTAAGTTTCAGACCACCCTCTACATCAAACTTAAAACCAGTGAGTTCCTGACAAGACATGAGGTAAAAACCTTTCTGACCACACTTAAAGGCATCGGTAATGCTGAAGGGCTTACCATACACCTCTTGCCACTCTTTCTGGAGATATTGATACAACATGACGTTTACAGCAACGTCACGGTCACAGTAAACATCCATTTCAGGATGCCACTGCATAAACTCAGCGCCTTTTGGTGCATTACGTTCAATTAGGCCAAGTTCAATTGCTTTCTCTCGCCAGTCAATCTTAGGTAATCCTAGAATCTCACCAAAAGCTTCAACGCTGTGGCCAGAGCGATCTGGATTAAGAAACATACTGAGATATAGCGTATCAACAAACTGACACGGCTTTCCTTCAATTGTATCTTTTCCGACAGTAAACTTAATGTCTAAAAGGTTTTGTAGAACGAACATGTCATAGCCAAGGCCAAAGTGGAAACCCACGGTTGGATTTGGTTTTTTAAAGATGAATGAGATTAACTGATCTTTGGCAGTAGTATCCTTAAATGGATTTACCTTGATCTTCTCACCACTCTGGATATTCGTAGCACATACTGTCCAAATTTTTGTAGATTCAAAGATAAAGCCATTGGCCTCAATATCTAGAATAATCTCATTCTCACCTAGCATTTCTTGCTCCTAAAATTTATATTTCATAAGTGCCTTGAAAGCCCGTGGATCAATCTGGGCTTCCCAATGCAAGGCACGCTCTTTGAGATACTTTAGCTTATACTCTTGGTAAATTGCAAGGGCTTTCTGCTTCTCATGGCAGCCTAGGTATATCTCCCCATCAACTGAATTGTATCGTGCCAGCCACTTACCATTCAGGTCTGGACGGGTGCTGATGCCGCGCTCAGGACTAGTGTTGCCAAGAATCTTGTTCAACTCTTGAGGTAGAAATACACATGTATCCGGCCCATATTGTTTATTTCCCGGTATTAGCAGGTCTTTATCAAGGTCAAATCCTTTCACACCAAACCCAACCTGCTCAATTGCCCACTCACAGAAATTCTGATAGTTGTGCCAATCCTCATGACAACTTGCTCCCTCATAAGTTGGATGATCGAGGCTATACTGCTGATCATAACAGCGCGTCATCATCCCACTCCACTTACGGTAGGTAAGCTTATTGTGCATGGTGTGTGGGCCTTCACCCCTGAATCCAATACCAAACTTAGTCTTTGCATAAGGACTCCTTACAGAGCCTTTAACTACGTTTCCCTTAGTTGCCACTACCTCGTAGCCATCATCAAAACGTACTGTGATGCTCTGACCTTCAATTTTGATAATCTCAAAGAAGCCTGTGTTTGTGGAAATTCTTTGCCCTAATTCAATCTTCAACTTCTTCCCTCTTAAAATTCATTAATTTCCGGGTGATCAATCAAATATTGATCAAGATCATACAGCTTACCCGTATCTTTATCAAAGTACACAACGCCCGCCGGTCCTGTCTCGGAGTGATGGCGATTCTTGTGTACAGTAACTTTTGTACAATTGCGCTCGAAATCTGAATCGGACAGCTTGTCCCTTTCCAGACTAAATGTTTGAGCAGCCGACTTCATAATTGTAGATGTACCAATAATATCACTCTCTGTCAGTTGTGAATTATTATCTGTTTTTCTGGTGTGACAAACCAGCAGCACACTGACTTGCGGATACTCCTTAATCAGTTTTTTAAACCATGCAACAAGTTCTTCCTGTGCTTCTAGGCTCAAACCAGCCATAAGGTCAGAGTACACATCGGCAACAAGAATAGTTACACCTAGTTGGATAATCATCTCAAGAATCTTTTCCTTGACAACCTCAATAGATGCACCACGCTCATCGCAAACCCAGAAGGTTGGCGATCCGTCCTCTTTTACTAAGAACTTCTCAGCTTTCTCCCGAACATCATCACGGGAAAGGTATTCCCGTCGAGCTGCACCATCCATATTAATCAGGCGGACACCTAAAAAATTAGAAAGAATGTTTGTGGCCCACTTATCTTTTGTAGCTTCAAGAGACAAAACACCAACTACCTCTTTTGGCTCAGTCAATACCCAGTGTACAACCATTGAGTCAACAAACAAGCTTTTGCCTACACTTGTTTTTGCAAAACAGCAAGTCAGCTCATTTTTAACAAGCCCTCCACCAAACATCTTCTGTGCCTTAGCCATGAAAGGTGGAAGAGTCAGTTTGCTCAGGTCGGAGTAGTCAATTGCAGCATTCAGTAGGCCACTAGAGGCGTGCACTCCTGCCGGGCTATAGGGTTTTGCTTGCCAAAAGTCATTAATGAAATCTTGTTCTCGACCTTCCAAAATGTATTGATTGCAGTCCTTGAGGCGCATATTCATAATGAAAACACGGCCACGGGGCAATACCTTGGCAATCTTTTCTGCTGCCTCTTTACCGGCTTTATCACTATCTGTTGCAATTACAATCTTTTTTGCTTGTTGGAAGAATGCGTACTGCTTCTGAATCTGCTTATGGGCACCACTTTCCCCGATTGTTGGACTAACACACGCCACAGGGTCATATTGCTTATTTTTCTGTGCATCAGACAAGAGCTGGAATGCTGCAAGCGCGTCATGCTCACCGCCTGCAATCAAAACAGTCCCTGTCATTGTCTTGAATTTAAATTGCCCAAATAGCTCACAGTCTCGACCTGTTTCACCCACAGGGCTTGTAAAGTCCTTGGGGTGTTTGCGCAGTTTGTATCCACTAATCTCATAGTTCTGAGTAGTCGGATAATAAGTTGCCAGCACACCCCCATCCTCCTCAGAGTAGGCATAACGCACACCAAAAGGACGAGAAATGTCACTACGGATTCCCCGGTAGCCTTTACTATCAGTTCCTGTAATCTTTTTAATCTTCTCATTAACATCTAAATCAAAATAACTTCCCACTGCATACTCCTCTTCATCATCTAAAATTTCACCATGCTCGGCAAGCCAATCATCGCTTGGTATTGTAAATTCACACGCCCAACAGAAAGCCCCCTTGCCCTCTCCGTAGACGTGTAGGTTATTTAAGGACTTATCGCCACCTTTCCGAATACACCGTGGGCAACCTGTCTTGTGTTCATGAGACGTGTCAATCCCATATTTATTACTCAAGACTCACAATACCAATTTTGTGTGGACTATTAAAAACCCAATAATACACCATCTCCTCTGAGATTGTTGATTTACCTGCACCGCTCATAGACCCCATGGTTAGGATGGTTCCAAGTGGAATACCTCCTGCCATTAGGTTCTGGAGTTTGTGCATAAAAGGTGGAAGCGGAATTTTAGGAATCAGAGCAGCTTCCTTAATCCGATTCATCAACTCCCCACTGCCAACAATGCCGTCAGGGGTGTAAGAGTTTGCCGTAAAAAAGGAATTAATAAATTGCTTTTCTTTACCAGCCTCCAACATGCAGTTTGCATCTTTCATTGGCAAAGCCATAACAAAGATTTTACCCTTTGGAAGAACTTTTGCAATCTTATCCACTGCTTTCTTGCCAGCCTCATCTTGATCTGCACAGATAATGATCTTAGTAAACCGAGAGAACCATTCATACTGAGCTTGGATTTGCTTTGCAGAGCCAGCTTCCCCAATTGTTGCACTCACTACTGGGATAGGCTCATACCCTTTTGTCTTCTGATAGTCTGCAAGCATCTGGAAGCAACTGAGGGCATCAATTTCTCCTGCTGCAATAACTACACGTTGCTCGGTTGTGTTTTTAAATGCAAATTGCATAAACATCTCACAATCTTTACCTGTTTCGCCAACAGCTTCAAACCGTTTAGGATGGTGACGCACCTTGTACCCGCTAATCTCATAATTTTGAGTAGTTGGATAATAGGTTGCTGATACACTACCATCCTCTTGAGAATAGGAGTATCGAACACCAAAAGGGCGAGAAATATCACTACGAATCCCACGATAGCCTTTACTGTCAGCGCCAGTTTGTTTCTTAATCTTCTCATTAACATCTAAATCGAAATAACTACCCACTACATACTCCTCTTCATCATCTAAAATTTCACCATGTTCTGCAAGCCAGTCATCGCTTGGTATTGTAAACTCACACGCCCAGCAGAAGGCTCCTTTACCTTCTCCATAGACGTGCAAATTATTCAAGGACTTATCACCCCCACGCCGAATACACCGGGGGCAACCAGTCTTGTGTTCATGAGACGTGTCAATCCCGTATTTGTTACTCAAGCCACAGTCCTCCAATTAATTACCCAAACACAACTATCCAAAAATCTCTAGCTTACCATCCTCAATACTCATCAACCCCTCCAAACAAATGTAACACACCCACTCTCTTTCCGTGCTCGTAGAA